GGTAGAGCAGGGTCAAGCAATACCCGCAGGCTTGGCTAAAAAGAGCGCAGAGTGGGGTCGCTCCATTGCTATGTATGACAGAGCAAGCCGTACTATCTATGTGCGCGGTGAGTCATATAGCAACAAACAAGGCATTAACCACGTTACCGTACTACACGAACTACTGCACGCAGCTACTGCTAGGAAAATAGACCTAGCTATGAAGGCGATCAAAGACGGGGTTAGTCTGGACTCCCCGTTGGTTCAAGCCGCTCTTGCCTTACACCGCACGATGGAGAACGCCGACACTGCCCTCAGGGAGTTGGCGCGTCAAGGGAAGTTAACTGAAGACTTAGCCACCCTAGCTGTGCATGGTAAAGCCTTTAGCGATACGCATGAGTTCTTGGCCTACGGCATGACCGACAAGACCATGCAGGATTTCCTGCTTAAGACTAAAGGTGTTGAGGGTGATACGCACCTATTTAATCGGTTTGTTGATAGCATGCGCCGTATGTTCGGCATGGGCAAAGACTCGATTAATGCGTTGTCTGACCTAATCTTGGCAACCGACCAACTCTTAAGCGCCCGTGAAATTGGCGGCAGCATCAAGGAAACTGGGACTCATGCGGCTACTAGTGAAACCAGAGTACAGCCCTCAGCAGACGTTGGGCGCTTAGCCAAGATGCTCGGGTCTAAGCTATACGGCACTCCTGACAATATAGCTGCGGTATCCATAAAGGAACTGTTCCAGAATTCTTTTGACGCTATTAAGGGCGCAATAGAAAAGGGTACGCTAAAGTCAGGCGACATCAAAATAAAAATTGATTCTAGTACTCGCTCTATACAGATAATTGATAACGGCCTTGGCATGCCAACCAGCGTAATGGGTGGTCAATTTTTAACCATTGCTGGAACAGTCAAAGAAACTAAACGTGCATCGGGTGGACTTGGCGTTGCCAAAATGTTGTTCCTATTTGAGAACAAAGAGCTAGAGGTAGTGTCACTGCGTGATGGTGTTGTATCCCGCATGGTTACTACTGGGGATGACTTAAAAGCTGCATTAACTGACCCCAAGCGAGGACCTATGATCCAGACTACATCCGATGCAGATGTAGTAGCACGTTACACCAAAGAACTTTTTCCTGACGGGCATGGTACATCCGTACGTGTTCAAGTCCCAGAAACGTATATTAATGAGTCTAATGGAGAAGAGTTAAAAATTCCTTTTAGTTCATATGAACTAGAAAGAGCCCCAGTATTACTTGATAGCCCTTTATTTGACAACATAAAAGTTTCTATTGATACCGGATACGGCTTAGATACGTTGCCTATTGGTGCTAATTTCCCAGTTGATAAATTTACTCCGTTTGCTAATGTTAAATTTGCTTGGGGTACTGCGCGTATATACGTTGGTAAGGATAAACTTTCTTTCGTTGGAAGTACTCGTGGAAATGCACACATACTATCTAATGGCTTATGGCAGTTTAATCTTGTATTAAAGGATAAACCGGGTTTTGATGGTGAAGCCATTAAACGTGATTTTTATATAGACGTTACCCCCAATGAAAATGTAAAGCCTGAGGATGCCGGATATCCATTTGACTTAAACCGCCAAAACTTTTCTAAAGTAGCTGATAAAGACTTTAAAAAAATATTTAATTACGTAACGGCTATTTACAGCCAACTTGATTTAGCCTCCAGCGTTAAAAACTTTGGCACAGCACAATACGTTAACAGCAATGGTACGTTGACTAAGGCCGAAACACTGGAACCAAAAGTACCTATATCCGATAACGCATTTACGGTTATTAAACCCGACGATAAAGTAGAAGTGCGCGAAGGCGTGCTATACGTTAATAACCGAGCATTACCTGAATTAACCGAAGAAGACTTAAAGAAGACTGGTATACGTCTTGAAGAGTTAACCATCCCTCAAGATGAGGTTGATCCTAACAAGGTAATGATCCACGACAATACAGTACTTAAATCTTCTAAATTACCAAAAGGGGAATTAATACCTATAGCCGAACTTGATGCTTTAGTTGATAAAAATCCGGGTAAATATAAATTAGAACTGTTGCCCGAACCTGATGTCAGGTTTACGGTTGTCAATGACGACGGGTCTGTAATGGTGTTTGAAGACACAGCAGAAGAAATTTTTGCTGATCTACAAGGGCTTGGGTTTATACCTAAGGAAACAGAAAACAAAGAAAAGTCGTTGTCTGATGCAGCGCGGGAAAAGTTTGGCGATAAAGCTTATAACAAATATATTTCCGTTATCGGTGAAACGTTCCACAAACTACGTGATGCGCTAGTAAACGTAAATAGCGATTATGCTGGCCTTAGCACACAAGTTATTGGCGTTAGCTTAGATAAAAAATACTACGGCGTTAGTATTATGATCCCGTTCAAGGGGATGTTTATTAACCCCGCGACTACGGAGTTACAGGGCACCCCTGCACAAATTGCAGTGTCTTTAATAGGCACAATGACCCATGAGCTTGCGCATTTTAAGCAAAGAAATCATGGTGCTAGCTTTGCAACTGAAATGCAAAAAGTAGTTACGTTACTTGACACCCACCCATCTTTTAGCTTACAACAGGTTAAGGCAGACTTAACCTTACACATTGCCGACAACATTGAAATATTTAATTATTTAAACAAGGAGTTCCAAGATGAAAATCTCGACGCTCGTGGAAACCGCTTCCAAGACGCTAGCTTCGAACAAATCGGAGATGAAGGCTCTGTTGAGCCAATGGAAAGCACTAGCGGAACAGGAAAAGGGCAACCCAGCGTACCCCAAGGCGCTGGGCAAAGCACTACAGGTGCTGGACAAGTCGGCGTCCCCAAAGGAGTTGGTGGAAAAACTCCGCGAACTGGAAAAGAATTAGACACAGACGTATCCAAAGCTGTTAAAAAAGTTGCAGAGTCTAGGAAAGGCGTTGCGCTAGGTGATGCTCTAGCTGATCTATCTAAATGGCGTGACCCCCGTTATCTGTGGGGGGAAATTAATGGTGTATGGGACTCGCTTAGCGACTCGGCTAGAACTTTTGTTTCCCATTTCTACGATAGCGAAGCCCTTGCTTATGCTGGGCCGGGGGACATCATTACTGGGCTAAAAGACGCGCATGAAGCAATTCAAAAAATGTCAGGCTCGGTGCAAACATATTTGCGTGGTGTAGCCAACGTAGCTGATGAAATTGTTGACTTTTACCGGGCCGAACCCAAAAAACGCCAAGCCTTTGAAGACCTTGTGCATGCATCTACGCTTGCTAAGTACGACCCAGCCAATCCAAATAACGTTCTGCGGAACAATAAACTAGACAATGATTACGCAGCATTAGGCGGTAAAGGGCAGAAAGCTTACAAGCGCCTACGGGACTACTACAAGAGCATGAATGCTGTTAAACAGCACTTGCTGGAAGAAAACCTTAACAAGCTAGGGTTGACTGCCGCCGCCCGTAAAAAACTATTGTCAGACGTTAGGGTGCTGTTTGAAGCCGACAAGGTAGAGCCTTACTTCCCACTAGCCCGTTTTGGGGATTTTGTCTTAGAGACAGGGAAAAAGGGTTCACACGCCACCTACAGGTTTGATACAAAAAAAGAACGTGACCGTGCAGCTAGAGAATTTGCAAGGCAGCAAGGTAAAAGTGTGGATGACCTTAGGAAAGATGGAGAGCTACGCATAACCGAAGATTTAAACGGTGACGGCTTGCGGATTAATATTGAAGGGACTAGCAAGCTACTAAAGGCCGCATACGCTGCGGTAGATTCGGCTAGCGTAACCGACCCTAATATTAAGCAAAAGCTTAAAGATGACTTATACCAAGCGTACTTGGCGGCTATGCCAGAGAACAGTGTGCGCAAAATGTTTGTGCATCGCAAAGGCACACCGGGGTTTAGCTCCGATGTTCTTAGGGCAGTCAATGACTCTGGTTCACGAATGGCTCGGGCGTTTGCCAAACTTGAGCATGCCAATGCTATACGTCAAGCCATAGACTTATCAAAACGGCAGCTTGAGGGCAATGAAAAATATACCGCGTTTTTTATGCGGATGAACGAAATTGCATCAGAAGCATTACAACCTAGGATTCCAACAGGCAAAGAAAAATGGCTAGACAACGTTGCAAATGTTATTGTTAAAGCGTCTTTCCTGCGCAACCTGACAAGCTGGTCTTCTGCAATTATGCAGCCAATGGATATTTTGCTAAAAGGCGCTCCGGTATTGACGGGTAATCATGGGCCTAAAGCAATGGCTGAGCTATCTAAGATGATGAAGCTGCATAATCAATACGGGGTTTTGGAAAAAATGCCTAATGGCACTATGCGCTTCCGTGCTCCTAGTATTGAGTTTGCCAAAGGGCTTACCCCCCAAGAACGTTTAGCAGTTCGTGACATGGTAGATGTGTACGGTGTAACCAGAGACACACTAGCAAATGAAGTGTTCAGCCAAGCTAGGGAACCGGCTACTAAAATAAACAGTAAAGCATTTGAGTTAGGTAAAGACGCAGTACATAATTTAATACTCGGCGGGCTTATGCACCACGGGGAGCGGTTATCACGTGAGATTATTGCGCTTACTTCTTTCCGTCTAAACATGGCTGAGTTACAAAAAGCCAACCCCAATGACCCAACAAATTACGATGAAGCAGTAAAGGCAGCAATACGGGAAACAAATGAAGTACTAGGTAACTACAACGCTAACAATAAGCCTATGCTAATGCGTGGGGCTGGTGGGCGGCTTGTAACCATGTACAAGTTTTTCCCGCTTGTTACTACCAAACTATTGGTGACTAACTTCTCCAAAATGCTTCCTATGTTTAACAAGGAAGGTAAGGCAGCAGCAGCTACTAAGTTCTTTGGCGTATTAGGTACGCATACATTATTCGGTGGCCTTGTGGCATTGCCTGCGTTTAGCTTAGTGATGGGGCTACTGCAAGCTGCTTGGGAAAAATGGCAAAAAGACCCCGATGCTCCCGATGAGATGCGGGACATTGACTATGAAACTTGGTGGCGTACTGTGTGGTTGCCTGAAAACTTAGGCAGCACAGGGTTAGCTCAGTTAGCAGAATACGGTTTACTAAATAAGTTAACTGGGTTTGATATATCCAGCCGTATATCCTTGAACGATATGTGGTTCCGTGATCCGCAGCCGGGTAAAAATGCAAAAGAAACAGCCTTAAACTGGGGGCAAGTAATGTTTGGCGCTGCTTGGACTACTGGGCTAAATGCGATTCAAGGTATTGACCTTATGACCCAAGGCGAGTACGAACGTGGGCTGGAAAAACTAACCCCTGCTTCTATAAGCAAATTAATGGTAGCCCATAGGTACGCAACTGAAGGTGTGCAAACACCCCAAGGCGTGCAGTTAATAGAGAAGGGTAAAGTACCAAAGAGCGAGCTTGTCGGTCAAGCTATTGGCTATGCTCCAGCACGAGTAGCAGAAGCCCAAACTACGGCGTTTAAAGCGCAAGCTGCTGAAAAAGTCATTGTGCATGAACGGGAAACAATTATGGGTACGTTGAAAAACTCATTCCGTAAGTCCATCGACCCTAACAAAGATACTGAAATACATGAACGCTTTGACAAAATATTCCAAGACACCTTGGACAAGGCCACAGACTTTAGCCTACGTAACCCTGAACGCGAAATTAAAGGTGAGGAAATTACCAAGGCTCTAAACGATGAGTTGAAGAGGGTAGTTGAAACTGAAATGGGTAGCGGTATTAAGATGACTAAAGAAAACGCTAGGTTACTTTCACCTTCAATAGAAAAAGCAGAAAGAGCTTTGGCTCCCTACAAATAAAAAACCCCCGGTGATTAGCCGGGGGCAAGGAGAGTAGCGTACTCTCAAGGAGAAGCAAGGAACACGTTGGCAGTGTAGCTCAAACCCGCCAGACTCGCAAGCCTTTGATACCGTCTACTATCTCTACCTTGGATATGGTGTCTATCTTTAGGCGTTTTGTAACAGTAGCCACCTCTGCCCGTGCAGCTTTGTGGTCAATGCAGGGTACAAAAAACGAATGGCCTTTGCGAAACTTAGACCAGTCAATCCTGTACGTCACCGTCTCTATTTTCATTGGTGCCCAATATAGCTTCTACTTGCAGGAACTCGTTATTGGAGGCGTCAAACTTCAGTACACGAACGGCGGGCGATACAACCTTCATACCCTTGGACATACGCTTATTGGTAGCCTCAACAAAAACTTGCAAGTCGGTGAGCTTCTTAAGTAACTCTTTGTAACCAATCTGCTGCTTGACGCAGAAGTCTTTGAACTGCTTAGCTGCAATGTACAGGTGCTTGGTATCGGGCTCGTAGCGTATCAATAGCTCATTGCGGGGTTCCAGTGAAGGCATAGAAATCAAGTTGCTTCGGGCATCTACTTCACCGTTAACCACCAGTGTGTTGAAGATGTGGGAATTAATAAACTCACCCAGTGCGGCTACGGGCGTGGAGTTTGGTGGCTTTACGTCATTACGCATCTCAGACAGCATGCCCTTGAGCCAGCTATACACCTTTGCCATATCGTAGTTGTGCAACTCTAAGCTCTTGGCGATAAGACCACCGGCAATGTTGCATGCAGCTACGGCTGACCAAAACCGCTCACGGGCTGTGAACTGTATTTCCTTGTCAATGCGGGCCTGAATCTTCTTAACTAGGGCTTTGGCCTCTTCAAGGTTGTTCACTAGCCAAGTGATATAGATTTCCCCCGCATGTCCGTAGTTCTCGTTAAGCTGGTGGTCAAACATCTCTTTACCATGCGCTACGCCGATTAGGTCGTTGGGCTCTATCTTGTACTCCAGTAACCGTACTGATTCACCATCCGGTGTATTCTTTGCTGTACCCAGCTTTTCGTAAAAGCTACAGTTAGCTGAGCATAGGGTCATGTTTTTCCATGACGTATTATTCAACCGCAATGCATTAGTCTGAGATTTCTGACGATTCTTGCCCCGCCCTTGACTGATACTGTAAGCTAGGTCAGAGAACTCTACTCCTGACATGTTGGTGATTTCATCCATTGTGTTGGGTAAGTTGTTCATAACCCCCAACTGCTGCATCTTGGCGTTGAACGTATCCTTCTCAATCGCCATCAACTCCTTGGGCTGACCGTACACACTATTGCACATACGCAAGATGGTGGACTTGCCTGAACCTGCCAACTCATATATGACGTTAATGATAGCCCCGTCCAACCCCGTAAATTTCATAAGTGGGGAGCCAAACGCAGTTAACGTAGCGAATGCATGGGCTTCCATACCTTCAATGCCATATAGGTTAAAGACTTCCTTCCACTTTTCCATATCGCCTTTGGCGTGAATCTTGTCGGCAAAAAATTCTGTAGTTGATGTCGGCGGGCTATAGAACGTACCATCCTTGGTAATCTCCTTGTCGCCCATAATGAACTTGCTATCGTTCTCTACCCATCCAAATTGTGTTCTCATAATGTCTGCTTTCCTTGTGTACTGTAGATTTTTTATAAATGTCACCACAAACACCGCTAGGTTCTCATACTGCTTGTGGTGGGCTACTACCCCCTGCTGGGCTAATAGCTTGCGTAGCTCGTCCTTGGAAGATATAGCTGCTGTAGATACCGCAAATTCCCTGACTCCATCATGGGGCAGGTGCAACCTAAACAAAGCAACTTCACCCATCTCAGGGTCGCGCATCCGCTTGACTACGTAGAGGTCATGCTCATAGACAAGTACTGGGTCTGATTCCTCGTCATCAGGTCGTCTATACACGCCACCGTTCTTACCCCGAAAAAAAGGAAATGGGTACTCAGGTATGTTTAGGGTTACCGTCTTACCTTCTTCCTCTTCGATAACCACTTCGTTATCTTCATCGTCGGCCTCTTCTATCTCGACGCCCAACATGATTGGGGACTTGAGCTTGCCCTTGTGCATGCAACCGTCGCAGCTACCGGGGTTTTGCTTTTCAAACGTAGCGCAGTGGTGCGGGCCACCCTTTTTTATCAGGTTATTGACCTTTATCTCTACCTCGTCAGGGTCATACCCATCGTGCTTGTTAGACATCTTCGTTGCCGCACTGTGTCTGTCTACGCAAAAAGCCGCAATAGATAACGCAGAACGCCAAAGTGGTTCGTCCAAAGTAACTTGATTCTCAAAGCAATAAAGCAGTTGATTACAGCCTTCGCCACGCGCTGTCTTCATCATTATTGTTTTGAACCGCTTGACCTTGTTAGCCATCAATGCTTCCATCATCGGGCTGATAGAACTTGGAATAAAATCGGGCTTCTCAGGTTGGGGGTCAGCCGCGCCGAGTAGGTCTTTCATTTGCGCATATGGGATGCGCACGGTATCGGAACTCAAAACCTCTACAGGCATGGGTTCTTCGTTTTTGAAGTTGAACGTGCCGGGAATACGGAGAACACGCGATGCTTCAAACACCGACGGGTCAACGATTAAGCCCTGCTCAACGCACAACTCCCGAAGTCGCTCAGACAGAGGTTCCCACTGAGCGCGAGATACCGTCTCTTCAAGCAACCAGTACGCATGAATCCCATAACCGGAACTCACCAGTATTGGCTTGGGTAGCTTTACAGCTTTGCAAAATTTCTGAAACTCAGCAAGTCCCGTCTGCTGGTCAATGTAGCCCTTGATTCTGCCCTTTTCGTCGGGTGCAGCTTTTGTGGGGCCGCAATCAATATCCATCCACAGTGCGCGAAAGTATGTAGCGTTGTCGTGTGTACGGTTGTTAAGGGGGCCAAACTTGGCACACCCAAAGTACGCATCTACTCTACGGCTTACGAACTGCTCGGCTAACTCATCAACTTGTTCCCGTGTATCTACAAAATGCTGGTCAGGATACCTGCCAATACCTAACACGCAGTACCTCCCCTCTACGGGAAGAACCGCATTCAATAGGTCGAATGTGGGCATTATTAGTCGCGTTTCTTGAGGCTGTCTACATAAGCAAGTACCCTGCTCTTAAGGGAGGACGTAGGGGAGTGAGTCCCCAAAAACCAGTTGTAGACCGCCATGCGGCTAACTTCTAGTTCCTTTGCCACCTCAGTAACAGGGATACCATGCTTAATACACAAGCGTCCCAAGGCTACGCCCAAAGACTTAGCGTTTGCCTTTTTATTGGCAGCTACTAAGCTTTGGCTGTAACCATAGCTCATACGTTATTCCTCGTCAGACCAAGCTGCAACTACGGAGTCCAAGCTCTTCTTGGTTGTAGGTGCGGGCTCAGCAGCTTTCTTAGACTCACGTTTCTTAGGCTCTTCAATAGGGTCATCCTTTGGCTCGGCGGCTTTAGGGGCCTCGGCTTTAGGTGCTTCCAACTTAGGTGCACGGCCTAATGTTTCCGCTTGATACGGAGTCATGGTGACCAGCTTCTGTGTCTCAGGCAGCGCAGCAGCTTTACTGGTTACGTTGTGCTCGGACTTGTTGATGAACCGAACAGGGGTAAACAGAATAGACTGGTTGTCATTGTCTTCGTTGAAAGACATCTGCGTAACCACGTAGTCCAAACTCTTGCCGTTGTTTGCAAGGTATTTGGTGTAGCTCTCAAAGGGGTGGGTGTTGTCGCCAACACTATCGCCAAACAAAGACTTAGAAGCCAAGTTCATTTGGTAAACCTCACCCTGAAGGGAAGTGCCAAAGTCTTCTTCCAGCACTACAGCAATGCGGCGTGAATAACGGCATGCTTTGGAGTTACCCATACCCGAACCTTTGATATTGCGTTCGCAAGAATCACAACGGTCAGCCTGCTTGTTGACTGAACCAGCGTCAGGGGACTGACCATCATTGGAAAAACAGTCGGGTGCAGTCGGCTCGGACTCAGGGCTCCATGCTTTAGAGTAGAAAATGCGACCAACCTTCGGAGAGGCATTCACAATAACGGTGTTAAGGTTACCCTTAACTTTACCCATTTCTTCACCGCCGACAACCTTACGGAAGATTCCGTTTTTAGGCACGATGCGCTTTACGCCAGTGCGACCAGCGAGTTGCTTTGTAAGCTCACTAACACCTGCTTGTTGCAGGAAGTCGGGGAGGTCTTGATTCAGTAGAGTGAGATTACTCATTTCAGTTTTCCTTAGAACGTCTAACAACCACGGTATAAGAGTTCTCCACATTGAGACCAATGGGGTAGAACGATGGATTCTCTGCAAGAAACTCCTTCATGTTTGTCTGATGAAGTCGTTTCTCTAACAGGCCAAACGCACCATGTTCTTTAATAACTTGGTACATCGAATCCCAATCATTTGTCCAGTACCGTGACTTCACTGAACGGATGATCGTGCCATGTTGGGTGCGCACACTGTCGGCTTCAAGGCGCTTGCATACTTCAAGCATCTCGTCCGATAGCACTTGCATTTGTTCGTCAAGCTCGTTGTCCTTTGCTTCAAAGGCTTGCTTGAGTTGTGTGCGTTTGTCGCGTATCTTGATATACACCTCGGCTAGCTTGTCGAGGTTAACTGTGGAAGGCGGTGCTTCCTGAACGGTATCGTCCAATTCCATGTGCTGCTCCAGTTTTTGTTGGGAAGGGTACTATAGCACAACTTTTTACAGTGTCAAGTACTTTCCAAAGAAATTTCTTGTCGATATAAGTCTATGATTTTGCTATGGTTGCTTATGTTGCCCTGCAACATTTTGTACATCCGTGCCTCGATAGGACTGCCTGTGATATGCACGATGGTCATGTTGTTCACCTGTCCGGGGCGATCAATCCGTGCATTGGCTTGAAGGTACGTTTACACGCTGGTACAAGGAGCGTACCATATGATTGTGTTGGCAGCAGTAAGGGTTAACCCGTGTGATGCAGCTTTTGGTTGTATCAGCAGAACCTTAGGCTCGGCCTGTTCTTGGAACCGCTTAACTATGTCGGCGCGTTGATTAACGCTTACGCTACCGTTGATAACGTCACACGTTATGTTATGCTTGTTCAAATGCTTTTGCAGTAGCTCGATGGTGTGCGTGAACGGTATAAATACCAGCACCTTATGGCTTGACTCTTCGATAACTTCTTGCACCACGTTGAGGCGGTGGGATACATCAAACTCAAGCACTTCACCTGTGTCCGTATATACAGCGCCACCGGCTATCTGGAGCAGTTTGTTGATCTGTACCGCAGCGTTGACTGCGCTGATCTCTTCTCCACTAGCTTCGATCAGCATCTGCTTCTTTAGTACGTTGTAATACTTAACTTGCTGGGGGGACATGATGGACTCGCGCTCAACAAACGTCAACGGAGGTAGGTCTAGGCACTGAGCTTTTTCGAAACGAATAGCGGGCTGAAGAATACTGTGTACTAAAGACATAGCATTAGGCTTAGGTACCCACCTAAACGTGCTGACCTTAGTCATTACCGTGTCCTTGAAATGCCCAAAGAACGGTGACACTGCTTTAGGGTTTATCAGCTTAGCTAGTCCGTAAGCATCTACAGGAGATTGGGCGGCTGGTGTTCCAGTAAGCATCCACAAACCCTTGATGACTTTGTTCAAGTCCCGCATGTCTTTCCAGCGTGAGGTCTGTGCGTTCTTGTAGGCTGACGCCTCGTCCACTACGATCAGGTCAAACCCACCAGCAATTATTTCCTTCTTGACGATACCAACACCATCGAAGTTGATGATAACGAACTCAGCGCCGTTGTTGATAATTTCTTTGCGCTTTGCTGCACTACCATAGGCTATGGCAACTGTACGGTGTATAGCAAACTTGAACAGGTCACCCTGCCATGCTGACTTCATAATCGACAGCGGGCATACCACTAGTACACGCTTAACTAGACCTCGTTGCATCAAGTAGTCAACAGCCCAAATCACTGATGCTGTCTTGCCTGTACCCTGCTCGTTGAAGCAAAAGGCTTTGGGGTTT